CCAAATGTACATGTCCAAAATGCGGCGGTGAGATGACACCGCGATGGTATGAGAACGCATCAATGCCGTCATACACCTGTGCCTGCGGTGCGATGAGCATGAATGAATTGTTTAAGGGTGGGAAATTAAAATGATGATAAACGGAAGGCCATACTCAAACGAGAACGGATACATCGACGATAGCTTGATTACCAGCCATTTACAAGAGGAAATCGACACAGTCATGGACTGGATTGCGGAATACATCTCGCCGCGTAAAACCCCGCTGTATGGACACACCAGCTATGGAATAAAGCATCTGCTTGAGCGCGACACTCACATTTATCTCACCAACAACGAGTTTAAGGACGCCATGCTACAGGCTGGCTACAAGCCTGTTGACCCGAACGAACTGAACTGGTGCTACTGTATCAGCAAGAAATCAAAAGCGTTTGCACGGAAGGTTTGGTAAAACAGTTTTATCCGTTTAATGCGTTTGTCCCGGGAGGCGGGGAATTTCGTTCTCTGCAGCTTTCAATATAAACAGCGGCGTGGGGTCACGTGTGAATAAAAAGCGTAATCAAAAGGGTGATAAAGGAAGGCGGTGAGAAAATGCCGACAAAATCGAATAACACCGGCGGACAAGGCGGAAAAAGGCCCGGCGCCGGACGCAAGAAAAAGGCTGTGACCGAAAAAGCGGCAAACGGAAACCCGGGTGGCAGAAGGCTTACCGTTCTTGACATTCCCGATGTTGAAGGGGCAGCAATGCCGAAGCCGAAAGACATCCTCTCGGCAAAACAGCGCGACGGTACGGAGCTTCGCGCAAAGGAGATATATGAGGAAACATGGCAGTGGCTAAACAAAATTGGCTGTGCCGCGTATGTTTCTCCCCAGACAATAGAGCGCTACGCTATGTGCGTGGCACGATGGATTCAGTGTGAGGAGATGACCAATGAACTCGGTTTTCTCTCAAAACATCCGACAACCGGAAAGCCGATTACTTCTCCGTTCATAAATATCGGAATCAACTATATGAACCAGGCAGCCCGTCAGTGGGATGCCATCATGCAAATCGTCAAGGAGAATTGTACCGTGGATTTCAGCGGCGCAAACCCTAATGATGATTTGGAACGACTGCTTCATCAGAGAAAGGGGTTTTAACATGACCACATATAAAACCTGCGAAAGCGTATGCATCGGTCACCCGGATAAACTGTGTGACCTTATTGCCGACAGCATTCTGGACGAGTGTCTGCGGCTCGACAAATCCTCCCGTGTAGCCTGCGAGGTCATGGCAACGGGACACAAAATTATCGTAGCGGGAGAAATCACCTGCTCAAAGCGTGTGGATATCCGGTTTATCACTCGGCAGGCGCTGCGGAAAGCTGGATACAATCCGATAGGATACCTGATTTATGTATTTGTACATAAACAGTCCGAGGACATTGACAGCGGCGTGTCCAGGGCTCTTGAATCAAGGAACGGAGATACCTCATGGTATTCCACCATCGGCGCCGGAGACCAGGGTACGGTTTACGGATATGCCACCAACGAGACAAAAAGCCTTATTCCTCTGCCGCTGGAACTTGCTCATCAGATTTGCAAACGGCTCGACAAAGTTCGCTCGGACGGAACTGTCAAGGGCATCTACTCCGACGGCAAGGCGCAAGTGACCGTTCAGTATGAGAATGGAAAACCCGTGCGTGTTAAGACCATCGTGGTTTCCGTTCAGCATTCCAAGGATAAAGATCTCGATGCTCTCCGAAGTGAGATCATCGCCAATGTCCTGTGGCCCGTGTTTGAGGATTTTCCTTTTGATAAAGATACGGAAATCCTCGTAAATCCCTCCGGCAGATTTGTTAAGGGCGGTCCCGCCGCGGACACAGGTCTGACCGGTAGAAAAATCATCGTGGATACCTACGGCGGTGAAGGTGCGCATGGCGGCGGAGCGTTTTCCGGCAAAGACCCCACCAAGGTCGACCGTTCAGCGGCATATATGGCAAGATGCGCTGCTGTGTCCGTCGTGCAGAACGGATTCGCGGATAAGTGCCAGGTTGCTGTTTCCTATGCCATCGGCAAAGCTGACCCTGTTGCCGTTCAGGTAGATACTTTCGGCACAGGCAGATATTCCGATACTGCAATCAGAAACGCCATCATTGATACATTCAACTTCCGGCCGGCGGCAATTATAGAATTCCTGAAACTGAAAGATACGGATTATTCCGCGACCTCGACCTACGGTCACTTCGGCGGCTTTGAGAGATGGGAGTGGAACCATTGTTCACAGGAACTCCGGGAGGCGGTGAAAAAGCATGAACAAGACAACGACTGAGATGCAGATAGTACCCATCTCCAAGCTGGTACCTTACCAAAATAATGCAAGAACACACTCGGCGGAGCAGATAAAAAAGCTCCGCTCTTCTTTACGGGAATTCGGCTTCGTGAACCCCGTCCTCATAGACCGTAGCTATGGAGTCATAGCCGGACACGGCAGAATCCAGGCGGCTATGGAGGAAGGCATCACCGAAGTGCCGTGCGTATATGTCGACCATCTCACCGACGCGCAGAAGAAGGCATATATTCTCGCCGACAACCGGATGGCACTTGACGCCGGATGGGACGAGGAACTTTTGAAGATAGAGTTGGAAGAACTCGAGGGACTCGGTATCGATCTCGGTTTAACGGGTTTTGATGAAAAGGAACTGTCTGACCTTTTCGGCAAGGATACTGAGATAAAGGATGACGAGTTCGATGTCGAAGCAGAACTGCAGAAGCCGACCTTCTCAAAAGCAGGAGATGTGTGGAAACTCGGTCGGCATACGCTCATCTGCGGAGACTCTACAAAGCAGGAAACCTACGATACTCTTCTGGGCGAAATCAAGGTAAATCTGGTGCTGACCGACCCGCCCTACAATGTCAACTATGAAGGCTCCGCCGGAAAAATAAAGAACGATAATATGTCGACGGAAAAATTCTATAAGTTTCTTCTGGATGCGTTCACTTGCATAGAAAAGGCCATGGCGATGGATGCATCTGTATATATTTTCCATGCAGATTCGGAAGGATTAAATTTCCGGCGTGCTTTTAACGATGCGGGGTTTTACCTGTCCGGATGCTGTATCTGGAAAAAGCAGTCTCTCGTACTCGGACGCTCTCCGTATCAGTGGCAGCACGAACCGGTCCTGTACGGCTGGAAGAAAAACGGCAAGCATCAGTGGTACACCGGCAGAAAAGAAACCACTATCTGGGAGTTCGACAAGCCGAAGAAAAACGGAGATCATCCCACAATGAAACCTATACCGCTCCTGGCTTACCCCATCATGAACTCCTCGCTTACAAACTCCATCGTCCTCGACCCTTTCGGCGGCAGCGGGTCTACCCTTATCGCTTGTGAGCAGTCCGGACGCATCTGTTATACAGCCGAGCTTGATGAGAAGTTCTGCGATGTTATTGTGAAACGGTACATCGAGCAGGTCGGTACAAGTGAAAACGTAACTGTTATCCGGGACGGCAAGACCTTCAGATTTGAGGAGGTGCAGACGGATGGAACTTAATAAGCCTGTATCCAAAAGCGGACTTACCCTCGGCAGCCTTTTTGACGGCTCCGGGGGTTTTCCTTTAGGAGGGCTTCTTTCCGGTATTCAGCCTGTCTGGGCATCGGAGGTTGAGCCTTTTCCCATCAGAGTGACAACCAAACGCCTGCCATTCATGAAACATTACGGTGATGTAAGCAAGATGAACGGCGGCGAAATTGAGCCGGTGGACATTATAACCTTCGGCAGTCCCTGCCAGGATATGTCCGTCGCCGGGAAAAGAGCGGGTTTGGACGGCAGCCGCTCCAACCTTTTCTATGAAGCCGTCCGAATCGTAAAAGAAATGAGGTGTGCGACCGATGGAAAGTATCCGCGATGGATCTGCTGGGAGAATGTTCCCGGCGCCTTCTCCTCCAATAAGGGAGAAGACTTCAAAGCAGTCCTCGACTCTATCTGCAAAATCAAAGACGAAACCTGCGATGTTCCTGAATGTAAAAAGTGGGAACCCGCAGGAGAAATCCTGGGAGACGATTTTTCCGTCGCATGGAGAGTTCTCGATGCGCAGTTTTGGGGAGTTCCCCAACGAAGAAAACGCATCTTCCTTGTCGCGGATTTTGCAGGCCGGAGTGCCGGACAAATACTATTTGAGTCCGAAGGCTTGTCAGGGTATTCTGCGGAGGGCTTCCGTGCGTGGCAAGGAACTGCCTGCTGTGCTGAAAACTGCGCTGACAAGACAGGCGTCGGTTATGACGGATATAACGGCAGTCTGACTGAAGATAAAGCAGCCACCCTTGGCGTTAACTGCGGTACGAGTACCGGAAGAAACGGTGTCGTGTTAAACGACCAGGGCGGAAACCGTATGGATATAACTAACGATATGACCAGTACGTTACGTGCGGAAGCGCATCATCCTCCCTGCGTAATGGAATCGGCGGGCTTTTGTACCGAGCATTCAGCGAAAGCACGGTCGATAGGTTATGAGGAAGAAATGTCACCCACTTTACGTGCCGGTGTTGTTCCGGCGGCAGTCGCAATTGAAAACCATCCAACCGACAGCCGTATCAGAATAGCTGATGATAATAAGGTTCAGACACTGACATCGCGCATGGGAACAGGCGGCAACAACGTACCTCTCCTTATGAAAATACGATGCGGCTGCGAAGGTGGCGGAAAAGGCGCTTTGATTCAGGAAGATAGGTCTGCCACGCTTTCATGCAACAATGACCAGACGCTTTTCGAACCGAAATCCTGGGACGGCTCGGATGTATCTCCTACACTCACTGCGAACAATGCAGGCGGCAATCAGCGGATGCCGGATAAGGACAACTTCAACTGCGTGGTTGAGGCCTACGGTATATGCTCCAAAGATTCCAACTCCATGAAGTCCGACAATCCGCACAGCGGTTTTTATAAAGCCGACTCCTCCCGCTGCCTTGACGGTAATGGCGGCAATCCCACCTGCAATCAGGGAGGCATTGCCGTGGTGGAAAGCATCCCGTTCACGCAGAACCAGCGTGACGAAGTCCGCATCCTCGGTGATAAGAGCGGCGCGCTTTGCAAAGCGGCGACAAAACAGCAAACCTATGTGCTTCAAGGCTCGATGATTGGACGCAAAGATGCGAACGGTCCGCAGGGCGATGGTGTCAACGAGGATGTTTCCTTTACCCTTAACACCGCCGACCGTCATGCGGTTTACGCAATGACCGCCGGTTCCTTTGCCAATATCGGCGAGGAGCAGTCGCCTACTCTTCTGGCAAGGGATTATAAAGACCCGACACTGATTGCCGAACCTTCATACGGTATCGGCAGGGACGCTTTCAACCAGGGACAAAACGCGCAGTATAAACCATCTGTCGAAGAAGAACTTCAGCCGACTCTTGTGGCGAAAGGTCCGGGAGCCGTTGCAAAAGCCGAGCCGGAATACACCGTCCGCCGCCTTACTCCTACCGAATGCGCCAGACTGCAGGGATTCCCGGATTGGTGGTGCGCAGACCTTGGAACCGCAGCTCCCACATACGGTGAGATCACCTTCTGGACGGATGTGTTTGAAACACACAGATTAATCTGCGGAACATCCTCAAAACCGAAATCGCAGAAACAGATATTGGCTTGGCTGAAAAACCCGTATTCCGATGCTGCGGAATACAAGATGTGGGGCAACGGAATTTGTCTTAATGTAGTATATTATGTGATGTGCGGTATAAAATGGGCGGCAGAACAAGACTTTTCTTGAACTGCCGCATCACATAATATCTATTTACGATTGGTGCCGTAGTCCTTCAGCCATTGAATCATGTCCTTGTCTTGTTTCCATGACGGAATGTCAGGAATCGGAGAATCGGATACTTGTTCAAGAGCCTTTCTTTTCATTTCAATACTGGAGGATGCATAAATGTCGGTAGTAGTTTTAATATCACTGTGAC